TATCTTTTCCCTAATAAATTTTTATTCTTATCTTTCCAATCAACAAAATTTTCCTGTTCTAGAAATTTTCTTTTAGAATTTTTTTCTTGTTCAAATGCCCAAACTAAAATTAATATTTTTCCACCTTTTTTTGTTACTCTTAATAATTCTTTAATAGATTTTTTTCTTTTTTCAATATCAGATAAATGATGAATTACAGCAATACATATTGTATTATCAAACATATCTTTTTTATAAGGAATATTTAAAACATCCCCTGGTATGACATTTAAACCTTTACTTTTACATATTTTAACTAGTTCAAGACTAAAATCACAACCATGAAAATAACAATCATCTCTATAAACCATATTTTTACCATTACCACAACCAATATCGCCTATTAAAGACTTAGATTCAACATTGTCTAAAAACCTTTCTACACATGTCCAAGGTCTATAACGAGTATTTGAGAATTCTTTTGCGGTTGAATTATAAAAATCTTTAACATATTTATCTTCTAATGACATTTTTTATTTTGATTTATTTTTATTTTTATATCAAATTTTTTATGTAAATAATATTATAATATTTTATATAATATAATGGATAAATCATCTAGAAAAAAAAGAAGTATGAAAAAATCATCAAATAGTTCATCTAGTAAATCAACAAAAATGAACCGTATTGAAACAAATACTATGTTTATAAGAAAGTTTGAAGATTATTTTTTAGAAAAAAATCATATGATTTGTGATTATAATATGTTACATCAAATACAAGGTGAAAAAGAGTTAAAAAAATTATGTGGCGAACATATGTATTCTAATATTCAAGGAAATTTAGAAGATGAAGATACATTTAAATATGTGATTGTAAATTCAAGAAAAAAGATTGTTGCTGTTATAACAGGATATTTTGAAGATGGAGAATTAGTTGATATTTGCAGATGTTCAAAAGTCCCTGGTGGTGGTGAAGTATTATTATATTATGTAATGTTAAAATATAATAATGTTCATAATACAAAACATTTGCGTGGATATATTTCTGGAGCAATTCCACCAATAGAAAAAGGGGATTCACCTGAAGTTGAAAAAGAAAAAAAAGAAAGATTAAATAAATATCATATTGATCGTGGTGCCAGAGTTTCTGAAGATTCTAATGGTAATCGTGAATTTACATATTCATATCCGAGCATATTAGATTATTGTGATCGATTATTAAATGTAGGCGGTTTAAGATTAATAGAAGCAAGAAAAGTACCCCTCCCTTTATCTGAATCATAATTTTCTTTTAGTTCTTTCCATTCTTTTAGTTCTTTCCATTCTTTTAGTTCTTTTCATTCTTTTCGTTCTTTTCGTTCTTTTCATTCTTTTAGTTCTTTTCATTCTTTTAGTTCTTTTCATTTTTTTCGTTCTTTTCATTCTTTTCGTTCTTTTCATTCTTTTAGTTTTTTGAATAGTTCTTCTTTTAGTTCTTTTCATTCTTTTCATTCTTTTAGTTTTTTGAATAGTTCTTCTTTTAGTTCTTTTCTTAATCCTTTTACCTCCTCCCTTTACTTTAAAACCTTTAAAAGACACCCATTTATCGACCAACTTTTTAGGAATTTGCATTAATCTCATAAGAGTATTTAGATTATTTTTAGCAGATTCACTTTCCCCCCCCTCCCTTTTACTTATAGTGATCATTAATTCTACAATCGCCTCGGCCCAATGAAACTCAGGGGTTTCTGATTTTATATCTTTAAAAAGTAACTTTTTATACTCATTTATTATTACACTCATTTTTTCCATCACATCAGCATTAACGACACTTTCATCTCTAGGTAAGGTTTGTTTGTTTTCGTAAAGGGATCTAAACAGGGAACTCATACAATCTTCATCATTTTTCCAAAAACCATTACGTACACCAAGTCTCTTAAATCCATTTATTAAAAATAAGATTTTTTCTTGTGTATCTAAACCCCTAAATCTTACTTCAATAGAAACCATAGTCTCATTTACTCCTGCTCCACCAATCCATCTTTCTCGTTTAGTTGATGTTGATTCGACTGTTTGATTATAATCATCCTCATCTCCACTTCCTTCCAAATCTTCAATATCTTCCACAACAATATCTTGCACAACAATATCTTGCGAACCTCTATTTTTTTCCCACTTACTAGAAGTCAATAATGAGTCGCTTGTTGGTGCTTTTCCGGACTGTTCAAAGTTGCTGGGATCGGTCGCTTGGCTGATCGTGGGGTACATATCGGGCACATCCTCGGGAGCAACTTCCGTATTCCCATGAATAATAGAAGTATTAAAGTCAACCCCTACCCCTTCCAAACCTCTATTTTTTTCCCACTTACTAGAAGTCAATAATGAGTCGCTTGTTGGTGCTTTTCCGGACTGTCCAAAGGAGTCGGGAGTGGTCGCTTGGCTGAACGAGGGGTACATATTGGGCATATCCTCGTGATCAACTTCCGTATTCCCACTAATCACACGAGTATCAAAGTTAACCCCTTGCGGATCGCTATTTTTTTCCCACCTAGTAGAAGCCACTAATGAGTCGCTTGTTACTTTTTCATCGGACATCATTTCCTCAGCGGCATCGTGCAGCTGTACCGTAGTCGCTGCGCCGTGCCCGGGTTTATTAAAAACCCTAGACGATAATAGGTTTCCGGCATGCGGGTCTTTCCGATCCATATATGTTGTAATTTCTCCTACTTGGAGCGCCGTCTGGTTCATGTCATCACCACCATCCCCGGTTCCATCCCCGGTCTCGGGACCGGTTCCTTCAGTGATCCCTTCAGTGGGTCCGTCTCTGGATCCTTCCCCGGTTCCTTCAGTGATCCCTTCAGTGGGTCCGTCTCTGGATCCTTCCCCGGTTCCATCCCCGGTCTCGGGACCGGTTCCGTCAGTGGGTCCGTCTCTGGATCCTTCCCCGGTTCCATCCCCGGTCTCGGGACCGGTTCCTTCAGTGATCCCTTCAGTGGGTCCGTCCACGGTCCCGTCTACGGTCCCGTCTAATAAACTGGTTAAATCACCCATTTCTACGACACCCAATGCACCACCAGTTAATAAATTAAATATAGTAATTGTCATAATTTCAAGTCCGCTGAGTCCTTCACTTGAGTGCTCTGCAACCCTTTTCATCAACATTAATGAAGGATATAGAATGCCAATGATACACAATATAGTAAGGGATTGAGAAGCAGCAAGTGCACCACTAACTAATAGTCCTAATACCCTGATACTCACATTTGTTATTGTTCTCATATATAAAATTTTATTTTGTCTAAATAAACAATTATCACGATGGTGTTTGTTTTTCTGAAATTCGGTGACGATTTCATTGGGAGAGACCTCGGGAACGACCTTTGCTTTTCCTGTTTTCCAACGTTCGCGCACGCGCTCTCCCAGCGAACGACTACCACCAGGAAAAGCATCATCAGTAGCACCATCACTAGCATCTTTACTAGCATCATCACTAGCACCTTCACTAGTTCCTTGTTTACACTCTCTTTTATATTTATTAAATAAAAGTTGACTTTGTTCCCTCTCTTCTTTATTTCTTGTGGTAAAGTTATGACCTGTAGATAATAAATGTTTACACCCAAAATCTTGGTTACATCTTTTAAGTGCATTTTTACAATCATTCATTTTTAAGTAACTCATACCTAATCTCATTATAAGATTAAAATTTCTTTTTAGGGTTTGTGGATCTAGGATATGTAAATTTTCTTTCCACCTATTTTCCATAAGTTCTTTCATCATTCCCATTCTAGTTTTTCCAACATGTTGATTAGCACTATGATGAGGAAGGCAATCATATGCGTCTTCAATTGAAGATCTTAAAAAAATATACTTTTTAAATCTCTTCAATCTTTCTGTAAATTTTCTGGAACCTCTGTGTCCGAACACAATCATGACTAACAAATATGCAGAAGTTACAAGATATCGTAATATGAAAAACGGTAAACCACGAGGAAATATTAGAAGTGCAAATATCTTCCTAAGTAGTCCAGGTTCCTTTTCATCCTCTGCTCCTCCAAATTGATAACTAAAATCAACATATGGTTCCATTAAATTGCTTTTGATTCGTCTAGAATAATTATTTCTTCGTTTTCTGGTATTCATATTTCTTCGTTTTCTAGTATTCATTTTTTTCTTTTTTTTTGATAGACTGCCTGCACTTAAAATATTATTCATATTTTCGCTATCATCAATAAACTTTTCATTTAAATAATTAATATTTCTTTTTTTAACCATTTTATTATTAATAAATATTTTATTTTTTTCTCATTCTTTTCGTTCTTTTCATTCTTTTCATTCTTTTCGTTCTTTTTGTTCTTTTTGTTCTTTTTGTTCTTTTTGTTCTTTTTGTTCTTTTTGTTCTTTTAGTTCTTTTAGTTCTTCTTTTTCCACCTTTTTTTCCAAGTAACTTACCCTTTAATCCTTTTAATTTACTAATTACATTAGGTAAACCTTCTAAATTAAGCTTTTTAAATGCAACTATAAATGGTTCTTCTCCTGTAAAATATTGCACCGCATCTACTACTATTTGATCAGGATCATGATCCGACCCTACTGAATCAGTACCCTGCCGGTCAATCAAATTAATTAAATCTACCATAAAAACTAAGGATCTATACTCTTCTATATTTTTTATTCCTAGTGGATTTTCTCCAAATTTACCACATATTTCAATTATTTTACTAACCACATCCGCAGGTAGGGGTTTTTTCAGTAATTCTTCTGATAATGTTTCTCTAAGATAGGATTCAATATTAGTAATTAGGTCTTCCTCATTTGACTCATGAATTATTTGCATTAATTGAGTAATATCTGTTATAGTAGATAGGAATTCATTTAATTCATTTTTTAATCTTTCAACATCATCTGGTTCTATTTTTTTCCCTTGACTACCTGTTTTTTCTTTACTACTAGATCCTCCTGGTTGCGGTAGTTCCGACATGTCATAACCTGAATTAAGTGTCCCCGAGGAGGGTGTTAGTGATGCTGAAAGTTGATATGATGTTATTAGACTATTATCTGCTTGTTCTATATAAGAGTCCACATCTGCTTGATCTATATTAGGGTCCACATTTTGCATATCCGACATGTCATAACCTAAACTAAGATTTCCCACATTACCTATTTCTTGATTTATTTGAAGTTCTTCTTCAGGCGTCACTTCAAAACCTAAATCAAGTTCATAAATAGGGGTCACTTCATTTCCTAAATCAAGTTCTCCTTCAGGGTTCACTTCATTTCCTAAATCAAGTTCATCACTAGTATCCATATTTCCCATATTATTTCCTTGATAAGGCATCACTTGTTGTGTTGCGGGTGATGCATCTCCATGGGGTTCTGACATACTACTACTTGTACCTTCCGCACTACTAGTATCTTTTACGACAGATCTCTCCCCTGAAGGGATTCCTTCAACATTCATGATATTTGCCGCATCTTCTGTTAATGATAGATTAGTTGGATCAGTTAAATCATCAGTATTTAAATCATCAATATTTAAATCTGTCGCTCCCCAAGCAAAATCTAATATACTAAATCCACCTGTAAACATTGTTAATAAATCTTTATTACCAATAAAATCACTTTTAAATCTAGATTCTTCATTCCCAAATAAAAAACAAAAACTCAACATAAACACAAGGAATATAGGTATAATTGAAAAAGTTTGTAGTGATATGGCTATTTTAGGTATTAAAAATGCAATTTTTAAAGATGAACTGATAAATAATTTTTGAAAAATACTAGCGTCTTGAATTTCTACACAATCGTGTGTTAATCCTGCCTGATCATCTAAGTATCGTGTGGTTGCCGCACCAGTAGCAGCGCGCAGCGCCACCTCTTTCATATGTGACTTAGACGTGGCGTCGGTTTGTACACTATCTCCCCACGCATCCCTAGGATTTGGCGGTAGTGGTGGAGGCGGGAACCCGGTTCCACCACTAACGCTCTTCGACGACACGTATTGTCTACGTAATGAAGGACCATCCGGATTCCTACTTAACTGGATGGGGGATGGTTGTGTATCGGCCCCCGCTACAGGATCCTTGTGAGGGGGGCGGAGGGGGGAAGGAAAACTCTTTGTTTTAAGTCCTCTTTTCTCATTCCTTTTTCTTAATCTATCCAATAATAGATTATGATGAACTATTCTTTGTACACGTATTTCTTGATCTGATGTAGCACTTTCTACTAAGCAAAGTTTTAATAATTTATTTCTTCTTAATTTTTCTCTTAGATTTTTTAATTTTTCTTCCTTAGAATCTTCTGATTCTAATTCTAATATTTCTTTAAGTTGCTCTTTTAGTTCATCCTTTATTTCTTGAGGGGTCTTCATGGAGGGCATGGGTTGCGGCATGGGTTGCGGCGTGGCAGATCCATAACATGATATTTGAAAATCTCGGTGATATTTCTTACCTTCATGAGTTTTAAGATTATAATAAATTGGATATCTAACCTTGGAACGGCAATCAATATTACTCATACATTTTTTATATGATGTATAACATCCATTTGTTCTCAAATATTTTCTAAAAAATAAACCTAAACTTTGCAATAGAATCTTATCTGGTCTAGAATAGTCTTTTACCTTATACTTAAGAAAACTCTTGAGCAAATCTAAACGCCCATCATCTAGAGTCAACGTTTTATCTTGGGGGTCCCTATGATGTCGTGCACAATCATACATTCTCTTGAGATATCTTTTGGAAAAAATACCCAAGAAATAATGCCCCAATACCTTTCTTTTCCCTAGACCTTCAGCTTGATGTAAAAATTTTTTCATAATCTTTTCATAATCACCTGGTATATAAAAACCGACACTTTTTTCATTTCCTGATTTATAAATACTAAAAACAGCTAGCATGCACAAAAATATTATTCTAAACCCTAAAGAATATGCTATTTTACTCGAAACAATTAAAGTCGTTATAATACCGATACCGAACATTCCAATTGCTTTCAATAAAATGCCAAACGAAACTATTGGATTGAAAAGCTGCCGAACCTTACTTTTAGTCTCCACACCTATTTTTCTTTCTGTGTTATCCATACCACCACTTCTTGAAATACCATATTCATCTATTCTGTGATATTTTTTTTTATGTGAATATTTTGTTTTTTTTCTATTATTTCTTCTTTTAGTATTAATTCTTTTAGTATTTATTCTTTTAGTAATTCTTCTAGAATTTCTTTTAACCATATATTATATATTATATCAATATTTTAATATTATTAAAATATTATAATGGATATAAAACAAGGAATAATTAATAAACGAAATAAAATAAGATATATTGTAACAAATACAAAATGTGGTGATGAAGTTATAGCATTAATAAGAGTGAATGTTGGATCTCGTGATGAAAAAGATTCAATAAAAGGTATGTCACATATTTTAGAACATATGTTTTTCAGAGGAACTGAAAAATTTCCTACTCAAAAAGATTTAACCGGTGTTTTATATAGGTGTGGTGGGAAATTTAATGCTTACACATCTAAAGATTCAACTGTATTCTACATATCTGTTTCTAAAAAATGTATTGAACAAGGTTTAGATGTTTTATCTGACGCATTTTATAACTCGTTATTCAGAACCGAAGATTTAGAAAAAGAAAAAAAAATTGTAATTAATGAAATTAATGATTATTTATCTGATCCATCAACATTAATGGAATATGGATTAAGTGAATTACTTTATAAATCTACAAGATTAGAAAAAGATATTGCTGGATCTGTAAAAACAGTAAAAAGTATTGATATTGATATGATGAAAACATTTATTAATACATATTATAATGATAATGTAATTGTTTCTGTATCAGGGAATATAGAATGTGAAAAAATAGTTCAATTAATTAAAAGATTTTTTGTTAATAAAGTTGATTATTACGTTGAAAATACTAAAAATAATAATGAAATTAAAAAAGATAAACAAAAAATTTACTATAATAATTTACATTTAAAACAGAAGAAATTTAGAATGAAATTTATAAAAAAAACAGAAGAACAATCTTTTATAGGATTAGGTTTCGTTTCATATAAAAATAATGATAAAAAAAATTATCAATTAATAATTATATCCGAAATATTAACTGGATATTTAGGTGCTGAATTATATAAAACTTTAAGAGGTGATCATGGATTAGTTTATGGTGTTTATTCAGGATTAGATACATATATTGATACTGGAGATTTTTCTGTAACATGTAGTACAGAAAACAATACTGAAAAAATATTAAAATGTATCGTAATAATTCTGAATGAAATTAAAAAAATAAAACAAGGAGAAATAGATGATAAACTTTTTGAAGACACAAAAAAAAATAAAATAAATGAAATAAAAAAGTTAAAATATGAACCGAGTGATTTAGCAGAAAGATTCGCGGATGATTTAATTTATTCAAAAAAAATTGTTAAATTAAATAAATTAGAAAAAAATATTAAATCAGTTACAATTGAATCAATAATTAAAGTTGCGAATGAATTATTCTTACCTGAAAAGTTGTGTATTTCTTATACTGCTAAAGAAAGAGTTGAATTAGGTTAAATTCTTTTTTATTCAAAACGTTTCAACTTTAGGATATTTCCGTTAAAACAAGAACGAACACCCTGAATATCAACTCCTTCTGTTACATCTAAGATCCAGAATTTCTTTCCAGTCTTACCATACATATGAAGGGTTACAACTGGATGTGTCTTCAACCATCGTCCAACATCGCGGGAGTGATTTGAGATACGTCCCAGTTGAGAGTTACTGACTGGAAATAGAGAAATTTCATCCACACGAGACACAGATACAGAATGATATCCATTCATTCCGTTGAATCTCTTCAAAACTTCTTCTGTTTCATGACTAGTTGTAATGCTAGGGACTATTTCTTTATCAATAGAATCGCGGGATGAACGAGGTGATCGTCCAATATTCAGTGCTTCTTTGAGATCTCTAACACGAGGATTGTATGTTTCCATCTTTTATATTTCTTTTTTTTGTCTTTTTTTGTCTTTTTTTATATTTTCCTATTAATTCGTTTATTTTTCCTATTACTTCGTTTAAAAAACAATTCCATTTATTTTCAAATTTTTACATTAACTGATTCATAGGAGTTGCTTGTGGGGGATTAAAATATTGTTCCGGAGTCCCCACCATTCCATGAAACCAATGTTTTCTATTATTTTCATCTAAAAATTCAACATAAAAATGATAAGATGAATCTTTACCTGGAAAAATATCTGAATATGTATAAAGTTTTCCATTCCAATTATTTTCACCATAAAATTCTTTTATATTTTCTGTGATATTTTGTCTTTCACATCCTTTTCTCCAAATTTGGACAAGAGTTAGATTAGGACCTTTATAATTTTGATAATGTTCACAATCAATCATCTTTTTAACTAATAGAATATTAAATTTTTAAATAGGTTTTTAAATAAAAAAAATAATACTTAAAAGAAAAATAAATTTTATTGTAATAAAAGTATGTCTTTCAAAGATAAACCTTTAAAAAAAATAGTTGCAGATAAAAGAGTAACTGTCGATGTTATACATTCAGATGTCGTAGAGAATTTTAAAAAAGATAAGAAAATTTTTACAGAAAATTCAAAACGTTTAAATGAATTAAAAAATAATAAAAATGTGAATGATGGAAAAAATGATAAAAACATAGATAATGAAATAAAAGAATTAGAAACAAAAATTGATTTATATGATCCAGAAAAAGAGATTGAATATTATTTAGATACAGGTGAATTATTATCTGAATATTATTCTCAAAAAAATGGGGATATTAAACAAGAAAAAAAATGTATTAGTGTGGTTGATATAATGAATAAAAGTAATGTAAAAAACAATAAAAAAGATATAATTAATGACTATATGTCAAAAATAGATGATAATACTATACCTGATATATATGAAGAAAATATTGATATATGTTCAACATGTAATAGTCAATTAATACTAAGACATATTGAATGTTTACTTGTTTGTGAAAAATGTGGAGAAACAAAAGAATACATGATTAATTCAGAAAAAACATCATATAAAGATCCACCAAGAGAATCATCTTATTTTGCTTATAAAAGAATAAATCATTTTAATGAATGGTTAGCACAACTTCAAGCAAAAGAAACGATTGATGTCCCTCAAGAAGTTTATGATGGTATATTAAAAGAATTAAAAAAAAATACTTTTCTGAATATTAATGATATAAAATATAATCATATAAGAGAAATTCTTAAAAAGTTAAAATTTAATAAATATTATGAGCATATACCTCATATTATAAATGTTTTAAATGGTCAAAAAGCACCTGTATTAACTAAACCACATGAAGAACAATTACGAATGATGTTTAAAGAAATTCAAACACCATTTATGAATAATTGTCCAAAAGAAAGGAAAAATTTTTTATCATATTCATATGTATTACATAAATTTTGTGAATTAATTGAATTAGATGAATTATTAGTATTTTTTCCACTTTTAAAAAGTCGTGAAAAATTACAACAACAAGACAAAATATGGAAAGATATTTGTAAAGATCTTAAATGGGAATATATACCTAGTATTTAATGTTTTCACATCCATTATTACCACCATTACCACAGTGACATTCATTTACAATATCTGGAAACATTCTATCTAAGATAGCGAATGTTGTTGCTGCTAATAAACCAACATAAACAGCATGTTCATTAATTATATTACAATTTGGTATGTAAAATGTTGATCCAGCAACCACACAAAATAAAATTATATATTTTACTAAATTATTCATATTAAAATTTAGGTTCATTTTATAATAATATTATAAAATTATTTTATTATAATAAATATAATAAATATGAATATTGATAATAATTTTGATTCATCTACATTAGATGATAAACTTCAAGAAATAAATAATGGATATTTAAGTGATATTAAAGTTGTTAATGAACAAAAAGGTAAAATAGAAATGAGAGATCCAATTATATTTCATAATACATCTGAATCAGCAGTAAAAGGGATTATTGAAGAATCTGCACTAAGTGAAAACTTTTTTTCAGAACTAAACATTAAACTTCTTCAACAATGGTTAAGATATGAAATTTATAAGAAAAAAAATAAAGTTATTGAATATCAATCAACGCAAGAATTAAATATTATAATGAGATCAATATTTTTACAATATGGTGATTCAAGAGTCTCATCTAATGATTTTATTGAACATATTCAAAGTTTAAATCAAAAAGTTATTGGATTTTCATTAAATCGTGTTTTGAATCAATTAGATCAATATGATGGATATATTGATAAATTAGAAAGATTACCTGTTCCTATGGAATTTCCAAAATATGAAAATAAAAATAATTTTACTTATGATATTTCGAATTTATTATAAGATAATTAAAAAATTAATCAACTTCATCAATTGTAGGTTTTTCATTAATATCTTCAGGAACTTGACCCATTCCACTCATACCGCTCATCATATTTTTCATATCTTCAGGACTCATGGAATTCATTGCTTCTGCCATTCCTTCAGGCATTGAACTCATATCTGGCATCTCTCCGGGCATCCCCTGGTCTTGATGTATTTTTTTCATTATAGGTGTAACAATATTATTAAATTCAATATATTTTTTTTCATAATCTTCTTTTTCATAATCTTCCGAATTTAACCATGACTCTACATCATTCAAAGATGTATTAATAGTTGTTAAATCATCAGAATCTAATTTTTCCAATACTTTTTCATCAGATGTTGAATTTTTTACTTGATAAACAAATGATTCTAATTTATTTTTAGATTCAATTTTTTCTTGAATTTTTTCATCTTCTTGTTTAAATTTTTCTGCTTCTTGAACCATTTTTTCAATATCATCTTTTGATAATCTACTATCATCATTTGTAATTGTAATATTATTTTTCTTTCCTGTACCCTTTTCACATGCTTCGATATTCATAATACCATTCGCATCTACGTCAAATGAAACCTCAATTTGTGGAACACCTCGGGGTGCCGGTGGAATACCATCTAACTGGAATGTTCCTAACATATTATTATGTTTGGTTAAAGTCCTTTCACCTTCAAATATTTGTATAGATACACCGGGTTGATTATCTTCATATGTTGAAAATGTTTGAGATTTTTTTGTAGGGATAGTAGTATTTCTTGGGATTACTTTAGTCATTACTCCTCCGGCAGTTTCTAAACCTAAAGATAAAGGAGTTACATCTAATAATAATACTTGACTCGCATCATCTCCTTCTTTGGAATTACCAGATAATATTGCTGCTTGAACTGCCGCACCATATGCAACTGCTTCATCTGGATTAATTTTCTTACATAATTCTTTCCCATTGAAATAATTACTTATTAATTCTTGAATTTTAGGTATTCTAGTTGAACCACCTACTAAAACAATTTCATCAACATTATTTTTACTTACACCTGCATCATTTAAAACACGACTAACAGGTTCCATACACTTCTGAAATAACGGCATACATAATGATTCAAACTTTGCTCTTGTAATATTTGTAAATAAATCATTTCCATCTGCGAGTGAATCAATTTCTACACTAGCATTTGTCCCAGAAGATAATGTTCTCTTTGCACGTTCACATGCTGTTCTTAAACGCCTTTTAGCACGATTATTTTCACTAATATCACATTTTGTTTTTCTTTTAAATTCCTGAACGAAATGTTGCATTAAAATATTATCAAAATCTTCACCACCTAAATGAGTATCACCTGCAGTTGATTTAACTTCAAAAATACCATCATCAATATTTAATAATGATACATCAAATGTTCCACCACCTAGATCAAAAATTAGAACATGTTTTTCTTTATCAGACTTATTATCTAATCCGTATGCAATTGCTGCTGCGGTTGGTTCATTGATAATCCTTAAAACATTTAATCCAGCAATCGTTCCTGCATCTTTTGTTGCCTGACGTTGAGCATCATTAAAATATGCAGGAACAGTTACGACAGCATCTTTAACTGACTCTCCAATAAATGATTCAGCAATTTCTTTCATTTTTGTTAAAACCATTGATGAAATTTCTTCAGGTCTAAAATTTTTTAATTCACCTTGATATTTTGCTTGAATTACTGGTAAATTATTTTTATTAATAACATTAAATGGAAATTGTTTAATATCGGATTGTAAAGTATTATCATCAAACTTCCTCCCAATTAATCTTTTTGCATCAAAAATTGTATTTTCAGGATTTGCAGAACTTTGATTTTTTGCTCCATCACCTATAATTCTTTCTTTATCTGTAAAGGCAACATATGAAGGAGTTGTACGATTACCTTGATCATTTGCTATTATTTCACATCTATTATCTTTCCACCATCCTACACAACTATATGTTGTTCCAAGATCAATTCCAATAGCAACCATTTTTTTTATTTTATTTTATTATTTTTATTTTATTTTATTTTATTATTGTTAATAATTTTTAAGTATTTAAATAATAAAAGATTATTAAGATTAATTTAAATTTAATGAATGAATAATGATTTTTCAATTGATATTTTGAAAATTATTCATAAAAAAACTTTTATTGAACAATGGAAAAGAGTAAAATATAAAGAAAAACCTATCATTATTTTTGGAAAAAACGGACAAGGGAAATCATTATTAGCAGAATATATATTAAATGATACAAAAAATATAAAAATAGATATAGATTTTTGTAAAAATAAAAAAAACTTCAATGATTTTTTAAATGAATCTTTTTACAAAAAAACAATAACAATGATGTTTGATAAGAATAATAAAAATGATAATCGTAAGTCTTTAATAATTGATGATTTAAATTATATTCAACAAAATGATAAGATACTTTTTAAATCAATTGTTGATTGGTTTAAAAATGATAAAAAAAGAAATAATTATAAAATCATTATAATTGTTAATCGATTAAGTAATAAATATATAAATTTAATTTATAAACTATGTTTTCCAATCAATATTGATTTATCAGAAAAAGATATATTTTTTTTAGTAAATAAATATATTTCTAAAAATATTCCAAAAAGTTTATGTAAAAATACAGATAATAATTTAACACTTATTAAGAATAATTTAGAATTTTATAATAACTTAGATAATATAAATATAGATAAAGAAAATGAAGATACAATATTTTTAATGAATAATATTATAAAAAGCAATAATATAAAATATATTTATAGAAATTCTGTAAATGATTATTCTATTTTAGCATTAAATTTTTTAGAAAATTTAGATAAAATTAAGATAAAAAAAGAAGATATATTATATATTTATGAATCAATCGTTTATGGTGATTATATATATACAAATATTTACAATAATGGTTTTTGGGATTTAATATCTAATATAATTACTTTTAATGTTTATATACCATCTGTTATTTATAAAAAATATTTTAGAAAAAATTTAAATTTAGAATATAATAAATATTTAAGTCATTCTATAATATATACACATAATTCAAAATTATTATCACAAAATCTTTATAATGTAAATGATATTTTTATTTTTTACATTTTGTTTACAAAATATAATAATTTAAAATCTGAAAATAAAAAATATATAACTGATGAAATAAATAAATTAATATATGAAAAGAAATTAGATATTAAGATAATAAATAAATTTATTAAATATTATGAATATATTTTTGATGAAAATATAAATAAATTACAAATTAAAAACTTTTTTTAAATATATATATATATATAATAAAATATGGTTGATATTTCAAAAATTTTTAATAAATCACTTCGTAAAATAAAGAATAAAAAAATTAAAAGAACAAACAAGAAAACATTAAAAAGGATTAAAAGGACAAACAAGAAAACATTAAAAAGGATTAAAAGGACAAACAAGAAAACATTAAAAAGGATTAAAAGGACAAACAAGAAAACATTAAAAAGGATTAAAAGGACAAACAAGAAAACATTAAAAAGGAAAAATAAAAGAACAAACAAGAAAACATTAAAAAGGAAAAATAAAAGAACAAATAAACGTATAAATAGAAAACAAATAATAGATAAAAGAGGGGGGGCAACCCCCCTCCCACCAATAAGGGGGAGAATTCAGGTTAAAGATGTTAATATGGACCAATCCTTTCAGGCGGGGGCAATCCCCATCCGACCAATAAGGAGTAAAAGGGATGCGGTAGATTTTGTTATGAACCCCGAAATGCGGGATTCTAATTTCTCAATAAAATATCCAAAATTAGACTCCATACCAACACCCGGTACAACAGATAGTAATCGCCCAGGAAGAAGGAGTCGTCGGGAACGCAAAACCGCCCTTAAAACTAAAAGGCAAAACCAACTTAAAGAATTAGAAAAAGAAAATGAATCCGCCCAAAAAAATCTAGAAGCATTATTAGAGCGAGGAATGAAAAAAGGATTATTATCATCATCTTTAAAAACTACTCCGGAAGAATTAGTCACCATTTCCAAAACTGAAACTGGAGAATTTTCATCATCTTTAGAAACTAAACGTCTAACCAAACAAGATCAACTCAAAAAAAGATTAGAAGAAAAAGCAAAACAATTAAAACAAAATGTAAGTAGTATTGATTTTGAACAAATATTACGAACACAATATACACAATATACAAATCTAACAAACCCAGAAAAAGATCCTATCAAAGCAGTCGAAAGTTTAAAAATAATTCGAATATTATTTGAAATGTTTAAAAATGTTCAAGTTACAAAATACGGGAAAGTTGTGTATGGGGAGGTTGCCGCAAGTGCCCTGCTCGCGCATATAGAAAAAAGCGGTTTAAATCTACGAATTTATTTTATTGACCAAAAGTTAAGTGATACAAATAAAGCAATCGTTAAAGCAGAAGAAGATTTAAGTCAAATCATTGATGAGATGGAAACACAGTTAAATGAATACAGACCTTTGAAAGAGGCAAAAGCAGCAGCAGAAGCAGCAGCAGCAGCAGTAGCAGCAGCAGATAAAGCAGAAGTAGAAGCGGAGAAAGCAGTAGAATTAGCCAAAACAAAAACAGAAAAAGAGAAATTTGATGCACGAGAAGCAAAGATCAAAGCGCTCCGCGGAGCGCCACCGCTCCGCCGTGCCCTCTTCACCGCAGAAAAAGAAGTAAGAGAAATGGAAGAAAAATTTCCATCTTCAGAATTAGTAATGGGATTATTAAATTTATTTGATGAAAATAAAGAGGATATCGTAGAAGGAATAGAATTATCAAAAGCAGAAGAAGATTCCAAATTAGCAGAAACAGAATTATTAAAAATACAATATTTGTCAATGAGAGGGAACGCACAAGAAGAAGAAAGAGAAGAAGCACAAACAAAATCAGAAGAGGCAAAAGTAAATTTAGAAAAAGCAAAAGCATTTAATAATCTAGAAAAATTATTAGATGAATTAAAAAAAAAAGATGGAGAAGAAATAGAAAAATCATTTGCACAAAAAGTTGAGAATTTATTAATTGCAATAAAAGTTCATAAACTTGTTAAAGATAAAAAAAATGAAATAGAGATAAAAAAAGAAAATCACGTTCGTGAGTTAAGTGAAATAGAAAAAACCGAAAGTCCTTCCATAGATCCTTTAGTTGAAATATATTTTTTAACTGAATTTATGAATAATTCTATGAGACATTTTCCAGATGATCTAAAGTATTTAACTGTTATATTTTTCTTTAAAAAAAAAATTAAAAGAGGGACCGTCGTCCTCGAATTTAAAGATATTATTGATTACCTTCGTGAGAAAGATAGGGATGAATTTAAAAATTCGTTAGATGATGATATATTTGGAAAAAAATATCTCGAAAATTTCACAAAAACAATAACAGTAAGTTGTTTAGAAGCATTAGGTTTATCTCAATCAGAAGTGACTGACGATAATCACTTAAAAATAATGGTAGATACAATTGCGAATGAACTAGGTGAATATAATATAGAAGAAGAAGCAGCAAAAGAAAGATTATCAATTAAAGAAAGATTTATGGAACATCTAGAAAATTATCATTTTAAGGAAACAACACCAAAAGATAATTCAGAATCGCGTGTTGAAGTTATTCTAAAAAGTATAAAAACTAAAGTAAGTAGTGAATATGTGGAAAGAGGAGAGAATTTAAAAATAGATGAAGAATCAAAATTGTATTTTAAAAAGAAAGAAGTAATGGATTTATTAAATTTTATTAATTCTGACTCTAAAACAGAAGAAGAAATAGCAGCAGCAGCATTAGGAGAAGATATGCAAGCAGAAGCAGCAGCAGCAGCAGCAGCAGCAGCAGAAGAAAAAGAAAAAATAAAAGAAGAGATAAGAGAGGTATTAGGAGGATTACAAAAAATAATTAAAACAACTGAAATACTGAAAAAAATAGCAGATTTTGAATCATCGAAAATAGAAAAAGAAAAATTAGAAGGAAAACATTTCGAAGAAAGAATATTAGAAGTAGAAGGACAATTAGAAGAAAAAAGAAAAGCAGAACAAGAAAGATTAGCAGAACAAAAAAGATTAGCAGGAAAAAAAAGAGAAAAGGCGGTAGAAGAAGCATCAACAAAATTAGAAGTCGAAAAAAATAAAGTACTAGAAATGAAGTTCGAATTAGAAAAAATAAATTTACATTTTGGTTATGCTATTAATAGTAACGATGAAGAAAAGATTAAAGAAAAACAATTAGAAAAAGCAAACGCAGAAAAACAATTAGCAGAAGCAGCAGCAGCAGCAAAAGCAGCAGAAGAAGAGTTTTTTGCAAATTTCCCTGAAGAAGCAGAAGAAGAAAAAGAAATGTGGCCAGAACTATTTGAAGAAAACGAATCTTTAGAGAGGGAACGTGAAAAATTAATAGAGGATGCGTTAGAAAAAAATAAACAGGAAAACGAAAAATTAAGAGTATTAAGAGAAACATTACCAATAATGCAAGATGAAATATCTCAAGATATTGAGGAATCAGATACACCTTCTTCTACTTCTACAGAAACATATGATTTAATAGATGAATTTTTAGAGTCTAATGATAATGGATCTGTCCCAGCAGAAGAAGAAAGATTAAAAGCAGAAGCAGCAGCAGCAGCAGAAGCAGAAGCAGCAGAAAAAGCAGCAGCAGAAAGGGCAGCACAAGCAACCACCGAAGATGAAAGAGCAATACATTTAGAAACTATTGCAAAGATGAAAACAGTTTTTAGGGCAAGACTTAATAAAGCACGTAGAGTTTTAATAATAAAACAAGATGAAGAAAATAAAAAATTATTAGAGTTAGAAGTTCAACATTTATCCGATTTAAAAGAAAAGTATTATGTGCTCCAAATTGCAGCCGACAACTACTTTTCGTATGATCAATGTCATCAGTTTGTGCGGGAGAATCAGGAAAGTCAAAGAGAAGATGAATATATTGTAGGGTTACTATCTCGCTTCAAACAAGTAAAAAATGAGGTTGGAAAGGTTGATGAAGATTATGATAGGTTAATTTCAATAATAGCGAAAGAAGAACTGGCATTTATTGAAATTCTAAAAAGATTAGAAATTATTGAAATGAAAAGATCGCATATAAATTTTATCACTGAAAGTAGTATAAATAGATTGTTATTTAAATTAGTTTTACGATTTTATTGTTCTGAAAAATATATATTAGCAAACAAATATAAAGGGAACAATGCTGGACTCAGAGGGAACCCAGAATTTATCGATGAATATAGTAACTTTGATAGTTTTTTCCCAGATAAAAATTTATTCTTTTCATTATTTGGTAATTATCCACTAATAACTGATGAAACGTGCACCCACTCTTGGTCCGAGTCATTTTGCTTGCAGCAAGATACTCAAAATTCTTGGTATAATTTAAATAGTGTTTTGGGTGAAGAAAGTATTAATATGATGGTTAAATTACGTAAAGAATTTGGAGAAGAAATAATAAGTTGTATTGATGATTTTGTAAAATCTGTTAATGAAGACACAGGACAAAATGCAAACCCACTACACGCTAATGAACGATTATTTATTGTACAAGTTTTATGTAAAGATTATATATCAAGACAGACGGGGAGGGGGAGGGAAGAAAAGTTTTCAAAATGGAAATGTATGTGGGAAATTATAAAATATGAAAGAGAATTTGAAAAAATTAATTCATTAAAATCCCCTCAACAGGAATACTGGTATGGGAAAGATACAGATACGTTTAGTATGAGTGATCTTGAACAAAGAAATGAAAAAGCAAAAAAAGTCTTTGAATCTTTCGGTGGTTTACATAGGTTTGATGATGATTTTAAAGGACTTGAAGATAGTTTTTTTGGAAAAGAAGGTTTTGATCCTCAAGATCCATTGAATGATAAATATCAAGAATTAATCCACAAAAAATTGAAGGATGCTGAAAGAATATATGAGGAAGAAGAGGGTCGTTTTGATTATGTATATAATAAAACTACAAATTTTGGAGATACTCTTTTTTTATACCCATACCACAGTAGAGAAGAAAATTATTTAGATTCGGAAAGTCTAGGGGAGAGTTCTATTCTTATAAATGATTTATTGAAAATGAAACGTCGTGAATTCTTTTTAGCAAAATTTTTAAAAAATTGTGAAGGTCTTCTACAAAATTTTTATGCGAAAGCAGTCGGAAGAATTTCTCCATTAAAGATGAAGGATAAAGACATTGTATTTGGAACTCACTCAGTAGATTATGAAATTAAACCTGGAATGAAATTATGGAGTGTAGAAGGTGATTATAATATTATAAAATTGCTTTATGGATTATTTAAAAAACCCGAAATAAAGTTAAAATTAGATGCTGCCGCCCGTAAAAACTCATATGGAACATTTAAAACAAAAGAAAAAAAAGAACAATTAAAAAAAACACATGGTCTACTCGTATATCATAGTTATCCATTACCCAATGATTACGCCGACAACGACCCTCCAACAATAATGGATATAGAATCAGGCGCCATTGACTCGTCGGATATATATAATTTTGGAAGAACATTTTTGATGTGTCCTAAATTATTTATTAAAATTTGTGAGTTAGGATTTCATACAAGCAAAATAGTATTTAATTTTTGGAAAGTAATGAGGATATATAAAATAGATAAAGAAATAATAAACTCATTTTTAATTAATGAAAGGAGTTTATTTCATCCCTCGAGAGGGTTTAAATACAGTTTAGATTTTCCTGCTGGTATTTTCCCGGACGAGGGATGGGAAAAAACACAATGGTTTAAAATGTATAATTTTTTTGAAAAAGCAAGAAAAGCATTATTTAAAGATTTATATAGTATTTTTAAAGGTCCATTTTTAAATTCTATGTTTAACTTTATTAGTTTGGATGCTGATATAGAACATATAAAAATTTTGGATGATATTATAGAAAAGAATATCAATAATCAGGTAAGTGAATATAAAGAAATATTTTATAAAGGAACATTAAATCGTTTATTTATAATTATTCTAATGAATAAAAATTTAAAATTTAAAAAAAGAGGAGGTGGGTATTCATATGGAATTGGTTATCGTCCAGACACATGTGCCGATTTTCCAGAATTTAATAATCTTAGAAATTTAGGAAGAGTTTGTTTTGGAGATGAATTTATTAAAAAATGTGATCTAATGTTAGATGGATTGGTCGAGTCTCCGGACAGTCCCGACAATGATCTGTGGGCACATGAAAACGAAAAAAAATTTCGAACGGACGATGCTTTTAAAGATAATTGTCAATCATTTATAGAAATATTATTTGATTATTTACATTTAGATTTAATTAGTATTCTTAAAGAACTATTTTATATTAGAAACGCAAGTGATGGAGATTTTGATCCAGATATAGATAGAGTACACCCTTTTACTTATATTGCCGGTGAAGATACATTATATACAGATGCTTTCTTTCTTTTAGATACAGAAGATTCTAGTATAATAAAAGCAGAAAATAGTTATAGACAATTAAAATTCAGAGATAGAACCCATATAATCCTTGGAGGGAATTCAGGATCAAAGCATTATAATAAAATAAAAACATTACTTACTCGTATAGATCAAGATGAACGTATCAAGTATTTTGCAGAAACTATATTTAAATATGGGGATAAACAAGTTATTGATTTATTAACTAGAAGAAATTTTAAAAAAAGATACGAAGATTCTCAGGATGCGCTGATCGGGCATCGTGAGGATACACTTGTTTATAAAATACAAGAAAAACTTTACCATTCGTTCAGATACATATATGGTTATGAAAAAGAAGCATTTGCAATTGAAAAAAATAAAGAACAATATGAGATTAATAAAATTTATAGACTTAAACACGGAAGAACAAATACACCAACTCCAAGTATGGTTTTTTTAGAAAACCATACTCCAAATAAATTACAAGAATACGTTATTGCCAAACGAGACTGGACTCCCACATTAGAACAAGAAATACAAGCATTTTATCTAGGGATCAAACTTCAGAAACTTAAAGCAGGAAATATATATAGGAAATTATTTTTTAAAAAACCTATAAAATATTATTTTAATGGAATGAATGTTAAAATTAGAAATAGAATGGAAAAAGAATACAACGCAGTAGTATTACCTCAAATCTATGAAAAAAATCATGTATGGGTCCGTTATAACCCAATTCACTCAGGAGAAGAAAAAGAAGAAGATTACATAATTGTGTATCTAAAATTAAGTTTTGCAATAGATTTATTAAAAAAAATACTTAGATTTGGATATTATGATAGTCGGGAATATTATTTACAAATTATTAACCCTTATCTAGATCATGTCAACTTTCCCGGAGAAAGTGAAATGTCGGGAACATTAATTGACTACATAAAATTACTTTTTAAAAAAAAATTTTTTGAAGAAAGTGATACCATACAAAAACCGATTACATTAATACGTATAGGTGATTATCAGATTGAGAAGTTTTATTTTGATGAAACATCTGGAGAAAAATTTAATAGTATTGATGGTATTATTGGGAAAATTAATGATTTATTTACTGACTTAGGTTGGGATGAAACTATTCCTTTTTATTTCAATAAATATGGAAAACCTGAAAAAGTATTGAGAACTGACGACAATTTATTTAAATCAACCGGTGATAAATGGATTAAAAATGAATTTGATATGATAGGTATTGAAATTAATGACACACCCGGGGATATAAACCCAGATTTATTTGGATATTTTCCGAGTGATTGTGTAGAAAATATAGATATAAAATTTACAAAAGGAGAAAAATATAATTTAGTAGAAAAAGCTTCTTTTAATGATATCTCATTGACCGAATACGATAATTTTAGTTATAATGATGGTATGATACAGGATATATATACTAAAATGGGAGAAGAGGTGGTCAAATACCTTAGTGAATATGATAAAATATCTTCAGATTATATCAGTGAATTTTCAAGATATTTTTCCGAAGCATCTTCAAACATATTTCAAAAATGGACATTAAGTGACATAAAACTTAAATATTTATTTCATAGTCTTTATTTGGACGGTTTGGACAAGAGTAAATTATGTAAAGTTTATGCAGCATTCATGGATACTTACTATGTTCGTGTTTATACTGATGTAAAAGAATATATTTTACATAATTTAATAAAAAAAATAGTTCAAGGAGTTGATTCAGATATTGAATACTATAATATGAGTGTTCAGATATATTTAATTATAGGGGAATATTATTTAAAATATTTAAGTAGAATCCATTTGGATCCGGAAGAAATCAAGTTACACCAGTATGGACTAGATATAAGAAATAATTCTGTTGCAGGGATTTATCCAAAAATTCTCATAGATTTAAATAATAGAGAAAATGACCCGAGAAATTTCTCAAAATATTATTCAGAAGATAGAAGATTAGGTGAGTATAGGGGGTCTATTATATGATCCATTTATTAGAAAAAATTATTTAATTTATTTTCTCTTTTTCGACCTTTTTTTACCAGAAGTTTTTTTAGAATCTTTTTTATATCTTTTTAAATCAGCATCTGTTAATTCATAACCCCAATGTAACAATACTTGTCTTATCACAGGTGATACAGTATAATCATTATATGTTGTATTGCGTTTAATAATTTCATTCATTAATCTCCTACGGAATCTTCCATTCGGTCCTGCTAATCCCAACCATCTTTTTATTTGTCTTGAATCATCTTTTGTTCTTCTTCCTCTGTAAAACCTACAATACCATTGGAACCATCCATATGGATCTTGCTTTATAATCCAATCTTTTGATTCCCAGTCTTCTAAAGATGATCCACATTTAACACCATATTTATTTACTTTTTTATCATATTTTTGTGATATAACCATTTTTTCAATATCTAATCCTTTAAACCAACTTTTTGGATATTCCCGTATTGATGTTTTACCATTATGTGTTTTACCGGTAACACCTGATTCAATTGTTCTAAAATATGTCCCTCCAAATGCTCCACTTTTAAAAACTTTAGAAGGACTTACGTTTGGTGTAAATTCTGGATAATCTTTAAATTTCATATTATTATAATCTATTTTTTTTTTAAATTATAAAATTATTATAATAAAAATGAAATGTTGTTTTTCTAATTTTTCAAAAAATAAATGTTCATGGTGTAAAAAATATAAATCAGAATCAAAAAAAATCGTATTTCGTTGTAAATATCAAAACTGTTATATATGTAAAGATTGTTATGATTTAATATATTTAAATATATCTAAAGTTCCTTTTGAAAACCGATCAGATTTATTCGGATAAAAATATTATATTATATAGTATTATATAATGGTGAAAAAACAAAGGATGAATAAAAGGTCTAGAAGATTAAATAAAAGGTCTAGAAGATCGGGTAATAAAAAGTCTAGAAGATTAAATAAAAGGTCTAGAAGATTAAATAAAAGGTCTAGAAGGATAAAAAGTACTAATAATAAAAGATCTAAAAGATCAAAAAAATCTTCAAAATTACCAAAGATATTTGTAATTAATTTACGAAGAGATAAAGAAAAATGGTCAAAATACAAGAAAGATAAAAGATTTATAAGATTTTCTGCATGTAATGGTGTAGAATTGAGTAAAGAGAACCCATATTTTGACAGACTAAAAATAATGTGGAATGCTGGTGATCGTAAGAAAAAATGTACTGCCGGTATATTAAATTCACATATGAGTATCATAAAAAAAATTGCAGATAATAAAATTAATCAGTCTTTAATAGTAGAAGATGATGTTACAATAGATTTTGATTCTCTAAAAAAAATTAATTTAGATAAATTACCTCAAGATAGTTTAATTTATTTCGGAGGAGTATTACATCCACCTAATTCATTCAAAGATAAATCATGGAAATATGAAGAAGCAAAAAAATCATTTAAACCAGGGATTAATAGAATAAACCCTGAAAAATATAGAATTTTTGGAGGTTTCGGATATTATATCCCTACATGGGAAATAGCAAAAGAATTATATGATATTTTTAGTAAGAAACCTAAATTAAAACCACTTGATACTGAAATGACATATTTACAGAAAAAAGGTTTAATTAAATATTTTTATTATCCAGCAATAAGTTATTTACATATGGATGATGCAAATAAAGGTATTCACGGGAATGCTTATATAAAAAGAGATATGCATTATTATGGTGGTCGTTAATTTTTAAAAATAAACCTTATATTTAGTATAATTATCACAAGTAATAGTAAAAATAATAATATTAATCCTATAGTTAATTTAATAAAATAAGGATATATTTTTTCAATAACATGTTCTATTACAGGGTTTAATAAATCATTTTTTATTATATCTAAATTTTCTTCTTTTTTAAATTCATCTGAAACTTCTAATAAACTTTTACGTATTAATTTTGACAAATCCATTATAAAAATTATTTAATAAAAATATATAAAATAAAAGATTATAACTAATTTATGGAAAGAATAAAATCTTGTTTGGAAAGATTATCATTTATTAGCAAAAATAATGATGATAATGATAATAATGATAATAATGATAATAATAATAATAATAATAATAATTTAACAGAATTTATAAATAAACAAAATAATGAAAAAAATTATAAAGAATGTGTTATTTGTTTAGAAAATATGATATATAATGAAGATTTAATTATGATTAATTGTTCACATATTTATCATAAAAAATGCATACAAAAATGGTTAAATCGTAATAGTATTTGTCCTTTATGTGATTATATTGTTTAGATCTTTTTAAAAATAGTTAAAGTTAAATTTGAAATAATAATTATATAAAAAAATTAATAAAAATCCAAAATATTTTTAAAAATATGGGAATTAAATCTTTAACGCAAACAATTAAGAAATATTCTCCTGATGCTATCACGCATGAGAACTTACATAAATTATCTGGTAAACGTGTTGCCGTGGATGCTAGTTTAATTATTTATCAACAATTAATGAATCAACCAGGTGGTAGGGTTTTTAAGAATAAAGATGGTAAAATAACTAATCATATTACAGGTGTATTTTACAAAATAATGAACTATATTGCATTAAATATTGAATTAATATTTGTATTTGATGGAAAACCACCTGAAAATAAAGCAATTTGTATTGCGGGAAGAAAAGAACGTGCCGAAAAAGCAAAACAATTAGCAGAATCTACTGAAGATGCCGATAAAAAATCAAAACTTGAACGCTCATCAATGCGTTTAACAAAAGAAATGATTTATGATGTAAAACATCTTTTAGAACTATTGGGTGTTTCTTATATTCATCAAGAAGGTGAAGGTGAAGCAATTGCTAGTGAATTATGTAGAACCGGATATGTTGATTATGTATTAACAGAAGATATGGATACAATGGCATATGCTTGTCCACGAGTTATCCGTAATTGTATAGATAAATCATTAAAAAGATCAGACATTGTATCTATTATTGATTATGATAAAGTAATGGAAGGTATAAATTTATCACATGATAAATTTTTAGATTTCTGTATTCTATGTGGTTGTGATTATTGTGAAACTGTTTCAAAAGTAGGTTCTGTAACAGCATTAAAACTTGTAAAAAAATATGATACAATTGAAGATATTGTTAAAAACACAAAATATGAATTTCCTGAAAATTATTTAGATATTTTCAACAATGCGAAAAAAAACTTTTATCTTTTCAAAGATAAATTAGTAATCGATGAACTAAAAATATATAATTCAGAAAAAAATATAGATGAACTTTATAAATATTTAGTTGAAGATATTCAAATGAGTGAAAAACGTGTTCAAAATGCTATCAAAAAATTTCATAATAATTATAAAGAAAAGCAATAGATTTAGTAAATATTTATCTAAATAACTTCTAGTTTTTGAAAATTAATTTTTGGATTATTTTCTTTTAATTCTTTTTGTCTTTCATCCTTTTTTTTCATTAATAAACAACAATTATGAGAATGTGCGTTCAGATGTGCTGAACAAAATACTCCTCCGCAATCACAAGTAAATGATACTAATCCAGTCTTTTTATTACAAAATGAACACCTTGTTTTCTTTTTTTTTAAACTCTTATCTTTTATTTCAACTATTTGTTTCTTATCATCTGGATTTGTATTTTCATCTTTTTTTTCATTTTTTTGATCTTTCATTTTTTGTTATTGTTCAGTATATATTTATAAATCTTATAAATATAATTGTCAAATTTTTTTAATGAAATACATTTAAAATGAAATAAATCTAAAAGAAAGTAAATCCCCATCCTCTGAATTTTTCATTGAAATGTTTTTCACTTAAACTTGAATTATCTTTTAAATAAACTCCATCTTTTTTATCATTATCTTTCTTATCATTATCACCACCACTAAGTATTCCTCCACCGCTTAATCCTGATGATAATAAATCTTTTAATTGTTTTAATTTATCATCAATTACAGATGATTCTTTCGTTTCTTCTTTCGTTTTTTGTTTAGTTTCTTCTTCTTCCTCTGTTTCTTCTTTATTTTCATCTGTTTCTTCTTCTTCTTCTTTTTCATCATCATCACTATCACTATCACTATCAATATCACTATCACTATCACTATCACTATCACTACCACTATCCGATGATTTCCGTTTACCTTTTCGTTTATTACTTCTTTGCTTTTTATCTTCTTTATCTTCAGTATCATCTTTATCATCTTTATCTTCACTAGATTCTTTATTATTTTTCATAATTCTTTTTTTATGTTTTGCTTCATCATCATCACTATCCCATTTTACTTTTTTTCCATCCCATAAACCAACTAAATTATCATCATTATCATACAATTCTTGTGTGTCTAAATCATGTGTATAGATTACACCATCAACAACTAATTTTTCCTTCGATATATCTAAATCATAAATATCATCTGTTAATGATGATTCTTCATCAAAAAATGTCATCTTTTTTCTTTCTTTTTCTTCTTGAAACCATCCTTCAACTCCCTCGGAGTATTCTAATACATTTGTAAATCCTGAATTCATCATATGTTGTAATAATACATATGATGCATTACATTCTTCATTTTTACAATAAACAACTATAGGGACATCTTTTATTGATAATTTTTTCTTTTCAACTAGTTTTTTTAATTCAGGATAATGTTCAATATTATTTTCAATAAATTCTTTAATTTTTTTGTCTCTGTTCTTTTCTGTAATTGTTTCTAAAGGTAAATTTAATGAATCTGGTATTGATTGTTCATTATGAGAAATTTCAGGTAATGCATTGATAACAAAATGATTTTTTGATTTTAAAACTTCTTTTAATTCATCTTTTGAAAGTTGACATGTAACAACAACAGTTTTTACTTCTGTACTCCAAACTTCTTCATCTGTTAAAACAACATAATGAACATGCCTTGGATATGTTACAGAATCTACTTTATATGGTTGAGGACAATTTAATACCAATTCAACTTCACCTTTTTTACCAGTTTTTAAAAGACCTGAATTTTTTTCTTTACCATATGCTTTTGCAGGATCATTTATTTTTAAAGCATCTTTTTGTTGTTGTGATGCCCAGTAATATACCCAAGTATTTTTATCGGTTTTTATAGAAACTTTTACTTGTTTATCTGTTATTTTTGGTGTTGATTCTTTTAAATCAACTCGTTGAGGATTGTATTTATTATCACAATTTAATGCTTTAGGAAGTAATGAATAATTACCTTGTTTTTTGTACCATAAAGGAACAACATCTTCCATATCAGATTCAAGGTCATCAATAAGTTTTGATTTACAAGTTAAACACTTTTTCACCATTATATTATTATTATTATTTTAATAATAAAAATTAAAAAATAATTTATAAAAAATAATTTATAAAAATAATCTATAAAAAATAATTTATAAAAAATTATAATTTTACTAATACTAAACAATTAGTCATTAATCTATGATTAGCACGATATTCAATAGTTCCATTTGCTTTTGGAGTTGATTTTATTTCACCACCTTCTAAATAAACTGGTGATTCAGATGAATAATCTTTTTGAGGTCTTAATAATCTTATTGAAAAATTTTCATTTAAATAATCAAACAATTCAATATTATCATTATGATAATTTCCGAAAAAAACAGGAAATATTCTTATTTCACCACCTTTTTTACAAATTCTATGTAATTCTTTAAAACTTTTTAATAAATTTTCAGTTTTTAATTCCCAGAAATATAAAAAATTATTGATTGTAATACAATCATATGAATTATCTGAAAATTTAGTTTTATATACCGATCCTTTAAAATATTCAATTCTTTTATCTTCACAAATAAAATCTGTATCATGTATGTCTAAACCATGTCTTTTTTTCTTATTATTCGATTTATTAGATAGTTGACATAATAATGATTCAGGATATAAATGATTAATACCACACGCAATATCTAAATAATCTTTTTTTTTAAGATGATTTATAACATTATCAATATCAGGAAATAATTGTATTTGATAATTATTTAATGATCTTGCTGTAATTGGTATAGCACCTTCAACAAATTTACGTGAACTTAAAGATTCATCAATAACTTTTTTCTGAGTTGGTCTATTTGGGAAAGATTTTCTTCTAACTTTCATTATTATTTTTATATTATTTTTATATTATTTTATATTATTTTCTTTTTTTACTTCTAACTTTTTTATCAACTCTCTTACCTTTTACTAACGGAACATATCTAACAGACTCTCTAGGATCAATTAATACATTATTATCTTTATCTTTAGTTATTATACAAAAATAATTATTATCTCCTAATTTTAATGGTAAAAGCATGATACCATCTGGTTTCAATTGATTTA